GCTGCTGGCCGAAGGTCAGGACGAAGGTCACGAGAACGAATGGACCAGGGCGAATATTGCCAGCAACCCGGTGCTGCGCTACAAGCAGACGGACATTGACGGCCGGCCGGCGCCGGTGCCTGTGCGCCTGCAGCCGGAACCGCCACCAGCCGGCGTGATGACCGCAGCCGCTGCGATCAACGAGGATCTGCAGACGGTTTTGGGAATATTCGATCCCAGCAACATACCGGGCAATATCAGCGGCAAAGCATTGAACGGTCAGCAACAGCAGATTGACATGAACAATTACCATTTTTATGACAACCTGACGCGTTCAATTCGTCAGACTGGACAAATTATTTTGGATCTGGCGCCGCACATTTACAACGAACAGCGCGTGATGCGGATTATTGGCGCTGATGGCCAGCCGGATCTGGTCACGATCAACGAGAGCAAGCAGGATGAAATGGGCGTGCTGAAGGTCTTGAACGACGTTACAGTCGGCGAATACGATGTGGTGATGGATACGGGGCCAGGCTACAACAGCAAGCGCATACAGGCGGTTGAGGCGATGATGCCACTGTTGGCTGGAAAGCCTGAGCTGTTCAACATTGCTGGCGATCTGGTATTCCGCAACATGGATTTCCCCGGCGCCGAAGTGATTGCCGACCGGCTCGCCGCTGCCAACCCGCTGGCGCAGATTGATGACAAATCACCGGTGCCGCCACAGATCCAGATGCAGCTGCAGCAAAGCAAAAAGGCAATGCTTGATCTGCAGCAAGAGAATGCCGCACTCAAGCTCGATATTCAGCATGGCGCAACGGTCAAGGAAATGCAGGAAAAGGGCGCAACCCAGCGCAAGTTGATGGATGTAACCGCCAGAGCGCACAACACCGAAACAATGGCCGAAGTGAAGGTCAACGACCAGAACACCCGGGCGATCACCAGCCAGAACAAGACGGAAATAGACGGCATCGTGCAGCTGCTGCTGCACCACATGGATACGCGCCGGCTGGAGGCCGAAATTGAGCGCCGGAACGCAGAACAACAGAAATCCGCGCAGATTGCGGTTGAGGATATTTCGGCAGGTGCTAGCCCATTTATTCAATAATTGACAGCAATTTATCAAGGGTTTAGAAGTAACCTACCAGTGGGTTCACTGGGTTCAATTTCTTGGAGTAATCCATGTCAGCATCAGAAACACAAGCAGCGACCGTTTTAACCAGTGAGAATGCAGCCAAATTTTATGCCCAGCGAATGGGTTTAGCTGCCCAGGACGAACCGACCGAGGCCGCTGAAGCGGATCCAGTCGAATCGGACGAGGGTCAGAATGAATCTGAGGCAGACGCCGAACCTGAGCAGAAAGAGGCCGCAGCAGACGAACCGGAAAAGAAAAGCAAACCCAAGATCGAGAAGCGGATCGGCGAAGTCGTAAAGCAGCGCGAACAGGCGAAAGCCGAAGCAGCAAAGGAACGCGCAGGCCGCGAGAGCGCCGAAGCAAGGTTGCGGGAATATGAGCAAAAGGCAGCGCCCGAAAAGGCAGCTGATCCTGATGCTGAACCGAAGCCTGAGCAATTCACTGATGCGTTTGAATATGCACGCGCACTGGCTGAATTTTCCGCAGAAAAAGCATTAAAGGATCGTGATCGGCAGGAGGCAGAAAAGAAAGCCGCAACGGAACGTCAGCAAACCATCAAACAATGGACTGACCGGATCACCGCGGTGAAGGCAGATTTACCGGATTTCGAGGACGTTGTTGCATCAAGCGATGTCGCTGTCAGCGACCAGGTGCGGGATGCAATACTAGAAAGTGATGTTGGGCCGCAGGTGCTCTATCACTTGGCCGAGAATCCAGAATTTGCACAAAAGCTGTCTGAAATGTCCACGATTACTGCACTGCGCGAGATTGGGAAACTGGAAGCGCGATTCGAGAAAAAGGAACCGGCGAAAGCTGCTGCAACGAAACAAAGAGCGCCAGCACCGATCAGGCCCATAAAGGGCGGTGGAAGTGCAATGGATACGCAGGTCAACTCAGATGGAGTTTTCCACGGATCTTATCAAGCATGGAAGCAGGCAAGGCTGGCAGGAAAAATTCGATAATCTTTTATTTAGGAAATAATCATGGCTAATAATCTGCTGACTATCAGCAAAATCACGAATGAAGCACTGATGGTGCTTGAAAACGAATTGACCTTTACGAATGAGGTTGATCGTAACTATGATGATCAATTCGCTGTTGTGGGCGGCAAGATCGGCGCGACTGTAAACGTTCGCCGTCCGGGTCGTTTTATCGGCACCACTGGTCCGGCTCTTAACGTTGAAGATTTCAACGAGACAAGCGTGCCGGTTACTTTGTCGACTCAGTTCCACGTTGACACCAGCTTTACGACTCAGGATCTTGCGCTGTCGCTCGATATGTTTTCGGATCGAGTGCTTCGTCCGGCCGTGGCCGCTATAGCAAATAAGGTGGACCGCGATGGTTTGGTCGTTGCTGCTGCTAACACCGCAAACATCGTCGGCACTGCAGGCACGCCGCCGACCAGCTTGCTGACCTACCTCACCGCTGGCGCCTATCTGGACAGCGAAGGTGCGCCGCGTGATGGCCGTCGTTCGTGCATCGTGGAACCGTTCACCAGCGCGACGATTGTTGACAGCCTGAAAGGTCTGTTTGTGCCGAATCAAAAGATTTCCCAGCAGTATGAAAAGGGTCTGATGGGTACGGATTCCGCTGGCATGAAGTGGAAGATGGATCAGAACGTTGTTTCGCAAACGTTCGGTTCGTTTGCTGGCACCGCGGTCTGCGCGACCACGACCGCCACTGGCTTTTTGACAACCGGCTGGGCTTCAACCTCGACGATCACGCTGACTTCGACTGGTGCTGTTTCGCTGAATGCTGGCGACACTTTCCAGATCGCTGGCGTGTATGCGGTCAACCCGCAGAATCGTCAAGCGTATGGCACAAACAAGCTGCGTAACTTTGTTGTGAAAACTGCCGTTTCCGGCACCGACACCACGTTGAGCGTCGTTGTTTCGCCGGCCGTGATCACTGCTGGTCAGTTCCAGAACGTGAGCATTCCAACGACCTCGGCGACTTCTGCCATTACGTTCTTCAACAAAACCGGCACCGTGTCACCGCAGAACATTGTTATGCATCGCAATGCGTATACCGTTGCGATGGCTGACCTTGAGCTGCCGGAAGGGGTCCACTTCGCTGGTCGTGCGAGCGACAAAGAGCTGGGGATGTCCATCCGTGTTGTCCGTCAGTACACAATAAATAACGATTCAATCCCGACTCGTTTGGATGTGCTTTACGGCTGGGCGCCGCTGTATCCTGAGCTTGCTTGCCGCGTTGCTGCGTAATAACCAGGGGCGCAGTTAATGCGCCCCGTCTAACCTCATTTAAAGGAATTCATCATGGCAAATCCAGGACCGGCCTCGGCCACCACGATTCACCCGCAAGCCCTTGGCAGCAATCAAGCAATCCGTCTGTTGGCCTCGGTCACCGGCGTTTCACTCGCTGCCACTGGCGATGCGGCTACTTTCAGCGTTATCAACAGCACGACCTACAATGTCACCAACGTGGTGATTACCAATGCCAACAAAGACGTTTCCAGTGGTGCTCTTGCCATTTGGACGGGTCCGGCTGGCACCGGCACAGAAATCGTGACCAATGCTTCGCTGACCAGCAACACCAGCTCGGCATACGTTACGAAATCCACTGTTGTTGCTGCAACTGGCACCGCGAACCTGTCGGCGCAGACGTTCTACGTCAAAGTCGGCACCGCTGTTTCTGGCGGCACCGTTGACATTTACATTTACGGCACTGATTTCAGCACGTTCTAAGCTGTATCGGGAATCGTTCGCAAGGGCGATTCCCTTTTTTTAAGAGGTCATAAATGGCTTACAACAGCGCATTTTCTCCATTTGGGCCGACTTATCTTGTCGGCACCAGCTCGGTACAAGTCAAAGCATCAAACAACAACAATCCGACCAGTTATCGCGTTAAAGCAATGTTGACGACAACGCAATATTTTACTTATGCGGCGCCTGCACTTTCTGACGCTGCAGTTACCTGTCCGTCAGTGAGCGCACCAAGTGCCGGCGTGTCATCGGTTGCGATTGGTATGTTGCCCGGTAGTGTGGAAGTTTTTTCCGGTATTCCTGCAAACGCATGGTTTTTGGCTAATGCTGTTGGCGCATTTGAAATTACGCCTGGCGAAGGTCTGTAAAAATGACGCAGCCGATCGACATTGTAAGCCGGGCGCTTAAAGACATCGGCGCATTGGAAGCGGGCGAAACGCCGACCTCGGATGCTGCACAAGACGCGTTTGACATGCTCAATGACTTGATTGATCAATGGTCAAACGAGCAAATGATGGTCTTTTACAAGACAGAGATTGTTTGGGCCGTTACGCAGAATGTGACGCAATATACGATCGGACCAGGCGGTTCGATTGGCGCCAGCTTTACCGGCTCGATCAGCGGCACCACGTTGACGATTCCGGCCAGCGGTCTGCTGTCAGGCTACATCACGCTCGGCCAGACGATCACCGGCACCGGCGTTACTGCGGGAACGACGATTACGGGTTTTAACACTGGCGCCGGTGGCAGCGTTAATTACGCAGGAACCTACACCGTCAGCACTTCGCAAACCGTAAACAGCACGACGATCTCGGCCTACTATCAGCGGCCGCTATCGATCAATTCTGCATTTGTTCGCGTCTCAACGACCAGCAACGGCGTGCCGATTTACGGCGGCGGTCTGGATTATCCAGTCAGCGTGTTAAATCTTGAGCAATATAACCTGATCGGACTGAAAAGCCTAAACGGACCGTGGCCGAAAGCGGTTTATTACCAGCCGAGCGAGCTGCTGGGCAATGTGACCGTCTGGCCGAATCCGTCACAGGGCGAGATGCACCTATTTGCTGACACTGTGTTTACGCGTTACGGCACGCTCTATGACTCAATAAGCCTGCCGCAAGGCTACACAATGGCCCTGCGCTGGTGTCTGGCCGAGCGCCTGTGTCCTATGTATGGGAAAGCCTCGCAAACGCAGCTGGCGATGATTAATGCGTTTGCAGCGCAATCTAGGGCAACGATCAAGCGCACCAACATGAAGCCGGCTCAGATTGCCAGTTACGATGATGTGATTGTTTCCGGTCGCCGCAAAGATGCTGGCTGGATTCTTCACGGTGGATTTATTTAAGGATAATCATGTCTAATATCGCAATTTCTGCTCTCCCCGTTGCCACTTCGCAAGCTGGCGGTGATGTGTTGCCGATCGTTCAGGCCACGACTAGCACGACGAAACAACTGTCGGTCACCAATCTGTTCACCAGCCCGACGTTTGTTACACCTGCACTGGGAACCGTTGCCAGCGGCGTTATTAGCGCCTGCACCAGCACCGGCATGGTGCTGACTACGCCAACCCTAACGTCACCCACCATGACCGCGCCGGTTCTTGGCACCGTTGCCAGCGGCAACATCAGTGCTTGCACCAGCACCTCAATGGTCATGGTGACGCCGGTATTGGGCACGCCGACCAGCGGCAATTTGTCTAATTGCACTAGCACCTCGATGGTGTTGACCACGCCGGTGATCGGTGCGGCAACCGGCACAAGCCTTACTGCAACCGGCACGATCGTATCCACTGGCACTGCGGGGGTAGGCTACGCGACGGGCGCGGGCGGAACGGTAACGCAGGGAACCAGCCGCACCACAGGCGTGACGCTGAACAAAACGACCGGTGCAATCACCTTGTTCAGTGCTGCGGGAACCACGACGGCCGCAACCTTTACGGTGACGAACAGCACCGTGGCGGCAACGGATGTAATCATCTTAAATCAGAAATCCGGCACCGATCTTTACGATCTAATGGTCACCGCAGTGGCTGCGGGAAGTTTCAACATCACATTCCGCACGACCGGCGGCACCACCACAGAAACCCCTGTTTTCAATTTTGCGGTTATCAAAGCCGTTACTGCCTAACATGCCAGATTTCGGATTTGTTGGCACATCCTATGAGGCGCCTAGCATCTATCAGGATGCTCAGGAGTGCATTAATTTTTACGCTGAAATAGATCCGACGAAACAACCCGGCCAGCGCGGGATTGTGGCGCTGTATCCGACGCCAGGCTTGTTGCTGAAAACGCAGCTTGCAGTTGCAGAGGTTCGCGGCTTGCATACTATGTCAGGTGGAGAAATCCTGATTGCTGTGTCTGGCTCAAATGTGTACTCGGTCAACACCAGCATGGCAGCAACACTGATTGGCACATTGTCTAGTTCCACTGGACCTGTATCCATCAGCGACAACATCACGACAAATAACGGTCTAACAGCCTATATCGTTGATGGTGCAAATCGTTACACATGGGTTGCCAGCACAAACACTTTTGCAGTATTGCCAAGCACTGATGGCCCGTGGCAAGGTGCAAGCGTTACAGATCAAGTTGACAATTATTTCTTGTACAACGAGCCAGGCACGCAAAATTGGGCTTGTAGTGATCTTGGACTTGCTACATCATCTTTAGCACTTTACGGCTCGGCTGATGGCTACAGCGACCTTCTGGTAAGCATGATCGTTAATAACAGACAGGTTTATCTGTTGGGCGAGACAACTACCGAAGTCTGGACAGATGTTGGTAATGTAATAACAGGGATTACCACTTTCCCATTTCAAAGGGTTCCCGGAACATCAAGCCAAAGTGGAATTGGCGCACCGTTTTCATTGGCTCGACTTGGTGAGAGTTTTGTTTGCGTTGCAAGAGACAATCGAGGCGAT